GAATACCTCTACCTGCTTGAACAGTAGTAAGATACGGTTTAATCATTGACACAATTCTATTTCTAGTAAAGTTATCGTTGAATTCCATAACTTGGTATTTAGCCATTTTTCCAAGAGCTCTTTCAAGAGTATTAAACAATCCTCTAACATTTACCCTGTCAAATGAACTTGGTTTGTCAAGTAATGTTTTTTGTCCCCACATAACAATTCCTTGTCCTGGGAATGAACAAATTGGATTAATTCCATTTTTGTATAACATATCTCTTTGACCTTGAGTAGGATTAAACGCAAGTTTAATAGCATTTTGAATTTGACCTCTTTCAAGACCAGCAGATGCCCACCATGAAGCTCTATTTGATGTAGTTTGTGCTCTAAGACCAGCAATATCTCCAGCAATATTTACCCATCTGTATTTGTCATTATATCTATCATATTGATATTTGTAATTTCCACAAGCAACAATGAACATATCATTATAGTTTAATGCTCCAGTTTTTCTCCAATCAATAAGATTAGAAATAGCAATAGCAGATTTTTGACCAACTAAATCTGAATAATTTGCACCAATAAATGCAATACAATCTAATCTAGTATCAACAAGATTTTTAGCACTAACACCGTTATCTAATTCATTAGCAATAACAATATCAATATCTATGTCTTCTTTATTTGAGAACAATTCGTATGCATCTAATAAATCACCATTTGATATTTCAGAATCTGCCGCATATTTTAAAGTTAAAGTTTTTCCAACATAAGATGAACTAGTTGTATTATAAGCTAATGTATAATCTGCAACAGTTTCAACAGATATATTATCTTTAACATATACATATTTTGATGATGTATTAATAACAGTTTCAATATATGTAGATTTATTATTATAATCTTTAGCTGTTGGGTTTAAATCAACTGTAAAAATTTCAACAATTTCTGTTCCATATTTAATTACAACGGCAACTTCAGAATCAGTTGGTGCATATTCAAATATATCATCAATAACTATACCTTCAAAAGCATATCTTGTTAAATGGTTTGCTCTATCTGTTGCATTTGCTAAGAATGAACTTGGAGTTGCAATACAAATTTGCAAATCATTTGCCCATGTACCAGGATTTCTAGCAATAAATTTCAATTTAGAATTTGCTGCACCAACAAATGCAAGTGAATTTTCAATTGATTCATAATCAGAATAGTTTTTAACAATTGTTAAATCTTGTACATATTCATAATCATGTGCAGTAACATCTCTTGGAACTTTAACCGTATAAGCACCAACAGTACTATCAGTTGTATATGAACCATTTGCTACTTCAACAACACCGTTCATTGCTTGTGNCCATGTATTAACATCTGCNCCAGTTGTAAGTGTAGTTATTATACTTCTGTCAAATGTAATTTCTTTATCAACATAGTTAATTGAAACAACTTCATAAAAATTGCTATCATCTGCAAATGAAATAAATTGACCAACTGTAAAAATAGGATCAACTATTGTACCAACATTACTTAATTCAACTATTGCATGATTTCCTGCATCATATCCAACATATGTACATCCTTCAACAGCAGTACCAATTCCAACAACATTAGCAGCTCTAGCAACTAGTAAACTGTTTCCATATTGTAAAAAGTTATATGCTTGGAACCATTGATTGTAATTAGCGTTAGTAGGTTTACCATAATAATTAATTAAATCATCTACACTTGTAATTAACAAGTATGCATCAACTGGTCCTTTTACGAAATCTCCACAAAATACACCAACAGAATTAGATAATGATGGTACAATAGTACTTGCATCAACTTCTGTAACGAACCTTTATGTTCAATTTAGAATCGTTAATTCTAAATCTGAGCTTTTAACTCAACTTTATGTTTCCATAAAGAACAGACTATATCATCATCCTTTAGGATGTCCACTGCTTCCACTCACTTGAGTGTACTCCATTTCTGGATAGTCGTTGAACCTTTTTATTTTAAGATTTTGCAATTATTTCCATGCCATCTATTAAAATTTCCTTTATCTACTTCTTTGCCACAATGCTCACATTTAAATTTAATCTTTTTATTTTCTTTAATTTTATTAGAAATTAAATTTAAAGTTTCTTCAGAATGTCGTTTTCCGAACATAGGATTACCTACACCTGAATTATTTTCAGAATGTTTTTGTTTAGTTTTATCGTTATGTTTTCGTCCGTTATTAATTACGTTTCCAATCATTCTTTTTGAACATTTTTCTTTAAATTCATCAGAACATGATGAACCAGTTTTAATATTAGAAATTTTATTTTTAGTTATATCAGTATGAGTTTTACCATAAAATGGATTGTTTTCACCTGTTGTAACTTCTGACATTTTTTCTTTAAATTGTTTTAATCTTTCTTTTGAAAAATGTTTTATGGTATTACCACCATTTCCACCTTCAGCAAGATTATAACAATTTTCATTAATATTATTAGAAATATAATATTTTTCTAATTTATTTAATTGCTCAGTACATTTTATATTATCTTCTATAATTTCTTTTTTGAAGTTTTCTTTACCATATTTCTTAATAGCTTTATTAAGTAGTATTCCACTACCTAAATATTCTGGATTTTCATTTGAATTAAATTCAGATTTTCCAAAATAAAATTTATTATTAATTATATTAGTTGTTTTATAGATGTACAAAATTTATCCTTAATTTAAACTTGGCTGCTGATTGTCATAATATTTCTATCTTAGAGTTCCCAGCAATTCAATGGATTTATTACTTATGCATTACTACATAAGAGCGCATTACAGTTTTTATTTTTACTTAAGCCATGTTCGTTTACGCCTGGGCTTAACATTTCAGCCATATTTTTCTCCTTTATGAACTTTAGCATTACTTTCCGTGTTCAAAATATACTTTGTATATTAAGTACGAAAAAACCAAGTATTTATTTAAGCATTCAAAGACTTAAAATCCTGATGGACGAACCTATCAGACATTACTCGGGTTCTAATTAGATTTAGCGCTAAATCTTTTTTTAAAATTTAGTTTAATGACATTTCGGTCAATTATTAAAACTCTTCTTTTATATAGAATTTAGCAAATGTTTTATCTTTTTCTTCTTTTGCTATTTCTTTAAAGTTATCATCAATTGTATCATCAGAATAATTGAATACAGTTTTAAGTAAATTTCTAACTGGGAATATTTTACCTTCATGTTCTTTAGCAGCGCCATAAATTTCCATTTGTTTTAACAGACCTTCCAGTTTCATTTTCTCAATAAATTTATTTTCATTAACAAATGCTATTGATATAAAATCTTCTTTTTCATCCCATTCAGATTCAGACATTATTCCACTTGAGATAACTTCTCTTTTTAATATTTCTTTAAATAATGAACTAAACACTTGTCTTAATCTTGATATAAACATAAAGAATTTCATATCTTCTTTAGATACTCTTGTAGTTTCATAATCGAAATCTTTATCACCATCAGGATTAATATCAATTCTACTTGATGGAATTTTTAAAGCTCTATATAATTTTTTAGCAAAATAAAGAATATCGCCAAGTTCTCCTAAGTTACCAGTCTCATCGATAGTATCAACTGTTGTACCTTTACCACCGCTTCTATTACTGAACCAATAATCTTCAACCATCGATGTGATATGTTGTTGATTTGAAACTTCACCTGTTTCATTATTATAGAACTTTTTATATTTAAATTTATTTTGATACTCATTCATTACTTCTGCGCCACGTTTAGAAGGTAAATCACCAATATCAACGTTAAACACTCTTCTTGAAATTGAACGTCCAAATCTCATTGGAATTAAAAGATCTTCAAGTGTTTTCAATATATTTGCTGGTTTAATAGCATATTCAAGATATCCGAGATTTACTTTGTCATCATATAATCCAAAGTCTTCTCTTACAAGTTCTTCAATGTTATATGAATCACCTTGTACCGAGTTAAATCCCATTACATTTTTATCTTGATTCATATACTTATATACGTTATCTTTTACATCAAAATAAAGCATACATGGCTCTATCATTTTAATAGATTTAATTCCGGCTTTAGTACTTGATTTATCATATGCACAATGCATGATGATTTGACCATCTGTATAACCTCTTTTAACTATAGCAAACAGTTGTCTTTTGATATTTAAAAGTTTATTAATCTTTTCAAATTTTTCAGTAATTGCTTTAACTAGTTTAGTATTGTCTTCATTGATTTCAATTCTTAAAGGTACTTTATCATCATAACTGAAAGTAATTTCATTAACTATTTCATCTATTGCATCTGAAACATCAGGAGTCATAGCAAGTTGTCTATATCTCATAATCTTGTCTTTTTGTTTAAATACTACATCACTAATTTCAGATTTTCCGAATAGACTATTGCCATTATTATCATCGAAAAATGAACCTGTGTTTGGATAAAGATCTGCGTTTGTTAAATCAATTAACGTGTTCTTTTGACTAACAGTAGAACTTTCTTTATCTCCTAATTCACGCGGTTGTTTTAGGAATGTTTTTACTATTTCATTTATTTGCATTTATAATACCTTTTATGATTTTTATTTTATTTATAAATAATAATAAAGAGGTTATAATGAATTTTAATTTTTCAAAGAATCCAGAGTATTCTTTAAATAAATCCATAACCAATGAATTAATAAATTTATATGGAATTTTAACTAAGTTTTTAGTAACTGAAAAAATCAACAAAGACGATGTAGTTTTTGGTGATTATACACACTTAAAATC